AATCACGCAAATCACGCAAATCACGCAAATCACGCAAATCTAGACATTAAACATTATAATATTAATATTATATATATTAATATTAATGATGTCAAAAAAAAATAAAAAATATTCAAAATCACAAAAAGGAGGGAATCCTTCTCCTGTTCCAAAAAATCCTACACCTAGCTCTTACTGGACTGCTCCTAATAATCCTATTCCTGTTCAAGATTGTCAATTAAAACATTTTAGACCTTTAATCTTATCACAATTTGGTGGTAAAAAATCTAGAAAATTATCTAAAAAGAAAAATAATAAAACTAAACATAAAAAAATAAGACATAAAAAAATCTAAAAAATGTGATGATTTTGCAAGATGTTTTGGATGCAATCCACGGAATAAAGAATGTGATAAATGTAAAGAAAATAAAAAAAATAATTATTAATAAATACTGTAAATAAATCTGGTTATAAAAAATATGTTGCTAATATTAAGTATAAAAAATAATAATATTTAAATTAATTTAAACCTATAATAGAGTATTAAATTAATGACAATTGTTAAAGAATATTTAGATTTAACAGAAAAATATAAAAAAGAATATGGAGAGAAAACGTTGGTATTAATGCAAGTTGGTTCCTTTTTTGAAGCATATGGATTATTAGACAAAGATGACAAAATATATGGAAGTGATATTGTTACATTTGCTGAAATAAATGAGATGACAATTAGTCGTAAAAATATTTGCGTAGGAAAAGCAAGAGTTGTAATGGCAGGATTTGGATTACCACAACTAGAAAAATATATAAGAAAAATGCAAGATAATGGATATACAATTCCAGTTTATACACAAGATACAAATAGTAAAAATACAACAAGGAGTTTAAATAGTATTTTCTCTCCTGGTACATATTTTTCAAATGAAACAAGAGAACTTTCTAATAATATTACTTCTATTTGGATTGAAATATGTAATAATATCATTACAAAAATGAGAGAAATAACAATAGGAGTATCAAATATTGATATTTTTACTGGTAAAACATCAATTTTTGAGTTTTCAAAACCATATGGGCATAATCCTGCAACATATGATGAATTAGAAAGATATATTTCTATTTATAATCCAAATGAATGTATAATTATTTCAAATTTAGAGGAAAGAGATATAGAAGATATAATCAATTATACATCAATTAATTCAAATAAGATACATAAAATAAATAAACAAGATAATATTTTTAGTAAAAATATTGTAAATTGTGAAAAACAGATTTATCAAAAAGAAGTAATAGAGAGATTTTATCCAAATCAAAATAGTGAGAATATTTTAAATCATTTAAGAGAATATAGTATCGCTAGTCAATCATTTATTTATCTTTTAGACTTTACATTTAGACACAACCCAAATCTAGTTAATAAGATAACAGAGCCTATTTATGAAAATTATACAGATAGGCTAACATTAGCCAATCATTCTTTAAAACAATTAAATATGATATCAGATACAAGACAAGATGGTAAATATGGTTGTGTTAGTAATTTACTAAATAATTGTTTGACTCCTATGGGCAAGCGTAGTTTTAATTATAATTTACTTAACCCAACAACAAATATTGAAAAATTAAATATTTCTTATAATATTACAGAACATTTACTTACAAATGGATGGGAAGATTATAGAAATAATTTAAGTAATATTAGAGATATTGAAAAAATAAAACGTAAATTAGTGATGAAAAAAATAACACCAAAGGATTTTTGTAATTTAAAGGAAAATATTGATACCACGATTTCTCTCTATGAAATTAGTAAAAAAGATAAAAAATTAGTAAAATATTTTGAAGAAAGTACAGATATTAAAGATTTTACAAATGTTTATAAAATCTGTGTCAATCTAAAAGAAACGATTACTAATACCCTAAATATAAAAATTGCAAAATTTATAGATGATATATCTCAGGAGAGATTAGGTAATATTGATATTCTTAAAATACTGTATATTAATCTAGAATTAGATGATAAAGTAGATAAATTTTACAAATTATCATTAGAAAGTGAGAAACAGTTAGAAGCAATAAAAAATTACTTTTCAAGCCTAGTAAAACGTGATGAAAAAAATGCAAAAACAACAGAATTTGTTAAAATCCATGAAACAGCTAAGAATGATTCAACATTACAATCTACAAAACGTCGCATTACATTTTTAAAGAGACAACTAGATGAAGAGAGAAAAAAGGTTAATGAAGTAACATTAACATATTATTCTAATTTCTCTGAAAAGAATGAAACCTTTAATTTGAATATTAGTGATATAGATTTTTTAGCTACAACTGGTAATCAGAGTAATATGATTATCACAAATGGACAAATCCGTAAAATCTGTTCTCTCATTAATACTGCAAAAAATGATTTAATTCAATCATTAGAAATGTATTATTATAAATTTATGGAAAAAGTAATAGAAATAGACCTTGAATGTATTGTAAACTTTATTAGAGAATTAGATATTTTGCAGTGTAAATGTTATTTAGCAAATAAATATAATTATAATAAACCAGTAATTAGAGAGACAGACAAATCATTTGTAAATTTTACCGGATTACGACATGCATTAATTGAGCATATTAATACAAGAGAATTGTACGTAACAAATAGTTTAGATTTATCAGATGATATAAATGGTATTTTATTATATGGTACAAATGCGGTTGGTAAAACTAGTTTTATTAAAGCGATAGGAATAGCAATTATTATGGCTCAAGCGGGATTATATGTGCCGGCATCCCTATTTGAATATAATCCTTATAATACAATTTTTACAAGAATATTAGGACATGATAATATTTTTAAAGGGTTATCTACATTTGCAGTAGAGATGATAGAGTTACGGACTATTTTGCAATTTGCAGATAGAAATAGTTTAATTTTAGGAGATGAATTATGTTCAGGAACAGAAAGCGATTCAGCTTTAAGTATATTTGTTTCAGGGTTAGAAGAGTTACACAAGAGAGAAAGCACGTTTTTATTTGCCACACATTTTCATGAAATTGTGAATTATGAGGAGGTAAAAAATCTAAATAAATTGGAGATGTATCATATGTCAGTAATATACGATAAAATTACAAATAAATTAGTGTATGATAGAAAATTAAAGAAAGGTGCAGGAGATAGCATGTATGGATTAGAAGTATGTAAATCATTAGATTTACCCAATAGTTTTTTAACAAGAGCACATGATTTAAGAATAAAATATAATAAAGTATATCAAACAATTTTAAATCAAGACACTAGTAAATACAATAGTAAAAAATTAAAAGGAGGCTTATGTGAAATGTGTAAAAGTAATTTAGCAAGTGAGATTCATCATTTAGAGTATCAAAAAAATGCAAAAAAAAATGGATTTATAAATAATAGAGATTATAATTTTAATAAAGACCATGTTGCAAATTTAATAAATATATGCGAAGAATGCCATGATAAAATTCACCGAGAAAACAAAAAACTAAAAATAAAAAAAAGTAGTAATGGTTATCAGTTAGTAGAATAAAAATATTTATTTGTTTGGATATAATATATGAACTTTTTATTAAAAAATTCTATGAATATAATTTTATTATCAATATTAATAATCGGAACATTAGCAGTTTTTTCTGGTTTTAATGATAAATTTAGCGATGTTCCGCCATTTAATGATGATAATAAACGAGTAGTTACTGTAGAAGCATTTAGTGAGAATTTTTGTAAAAAATTCAGTTCAAATCCAAAAGAATTGAGAACTCCTTGTTATCAACTTGGTAAAACTGGATGCCCAACTGTTTCATGTTGTGTTTTATTAAATGGTAAAAAGTGTGTACCAGGAAATAAAAGTGGACCAATTTATCATACGGAAAATGGTAACCCAATAGAAAATCAATATTTTTATTATAAGGGTAAATGTTATAATGGTTCTAAAAAATGTCCAAAGTAAAAAATAAAAATATTGATAATTTTAGTTAATAAAAAAATTGATTTAATAATATTATATATATTATTATTAAATATGATTATTCCAGTAAAATGCTTTACATGCGGTGAGGTATTAGCTGATAAGTATAGATATTATCAAGAACAGGTGCGTCAAATAAAAGCAGAAAATGATATGTCAGTAGACAAAGTAATTTATTTAACAGAAGATAATATAAAAAAAACTCCAGAAGGAGAAGTTTTAGATAAATTAAAATTAACAAAATATTGTTGTAGAAGACATATGTTAACACATGTTGATTTAGATTAATTAGCTAATTAATAAATTTCTTATAATAATATATATGGTAGTTGGAAGAAATAAAAGTAAAAAAGTAAAAAAGCATATGAAAAAAATGCATAAAACCAGACATCACAAAAACAAAATGACCAGACATCACAAAAAAAGTAGACATAATAAATCAAAAAAAAACAAAAAAACTAGACGCGTGCAAAAAGGAGGATATGGTAAAGCAGCTTGTCCATTATCTGGAAAACAGTGGAATCCAGTAAGCGGCGGAAATTTTTTTAAATTAGGAACTCCTATTGGTGTTGGTGGTACACCTCCTTATCCTGGAATGGTTTCACCATCTCCACAACACCCATTTAGAGAAAACCAAGGATTAGTTGGAGGAAGTGCAAGAAATCCATTAACACCTTCACCAATTTTAAATGGTGTAAGAGGGGCTTTAGGTGGTGCACAAAATTTTTATAGACAATTACAAGGTTTAAGACCATTACCTTCTTCAGAACCCTGGAAACAAGATGAACAGCAAGTTTAAGATTTATTAATTTCTTTGTATAAAATATAAAATGAAATTAATGAAAAATTTTGCTGATTATTGTACTCCAGCGCGTCTTTATTTAGCTATTTCTATTGTAAGTGTTATAATAGTAGTAATACAAAATTTGCTCAATCCAAATAGTAATGAATTATGTATAGGGTCACAAAAATGTCCTATGTCTAATAAGGCATTAATGTTAGCTTTAAAAATAGCTTATGTTATATTCTGGACATGGTTTTTAAATTTCTTATGTAAAAAAGGATTAAAAACATTATCATGGTTTATCTTCTTAATTCCATTATTATTTGGTGCTGTTGTTGTTGGTATGATTATGGTATCTGCCAATAGTGATAAAAAAGTAGTATTAATTAAATAATCTAAATCTAAATCTAAATCTAAATCTAAATCTAAATAATATTTAGATTAATCTTGTTAATATTATATACTTAAAAATATAAGAATATAATATAACTAATGAATCAAGAGACACCTTGGAAAATATTAGATAAATATTTTGAAGATAACCCGACAGCATTAGTAAATCATCATATAGAATCTTATAATGATTTTATGGATAAAGGTATAAATCAAATCTTTAGAGAGAAAAATCCAATAAAAATTGTTAAAAACCAAGACCCCAAAACTTTAGAATATAAATATCAAGCAAATTTATATTTAGGTGGTAAAACTGGTGATAAAATTTATTTTGGAAGACCAATTATTTATGATGAAAATAATGAACATTATATGTATCCAAATGAAGCAAGATTAAGAAATTTTACATATGGTGTATCAATACATTATGATGTAGATATTGAATTTATTATTAAAGATAGCGATGATGAACCAGTCAAGACAGAAATGGTTTTAGATAAAATTTATTTAGGAAGATTTCCAATAATGTTAAGAAGTGACTTATGTATTCTTGATAAATTTGATAAAAATGTAAGATATTCAATGGGAGAATGTAGAAATGATTTAGGTGGATATTTTATTATTGATGGTAAAGAGAAGACAATAATTTCTCAAGAAAAATTTGCAGATAATATGCTTTATATTAAAGATAATGTAAATGATTTATATAGTCATTCTGCAGAGATACGTACGCGTTCAGAAGATGCGTCAAAGCCAATTAGAACATTTTCAATAAGAATAGTAGCAGCAACAGAAAAATATACTAATAAACAAATAGTTGTAAATATTCCTAATGTCCGGAAACCTATTCCATTATTTATAGTTATGAGAGCATTAGGTATAATTTCAGATAAAGAAATTATTGAATGTTGTTTATTAAATTTAGATAAATATAAAAATTATATAGATTTATTTATACCATCAATTCATGATGCAGGAAATATTTTTACACAGGAAATAGCAATAAAATATATTGGAACATTTACAAAAGGCAAAAGTCGTGAACATGTAATGGAAATATTAATGAATTATTTATTACCTAATATAGGCGAATTAAATTTCAGAAATAAAGCATGTTTTATTGGATATATGGTTTTAGAGTTATTAAAGGTATTTATAGGTGATGCTAAGCCAACTGATAGAGACAGTTTTAAATATAAGAGAGTTGAACTACCTGGTAGTTTATTATATGATTTATTTAAAGAATATTATACATTACAACAGAGAAATATATTTTTGAAAATAGATAAAGAATATTATTATAAAGAAGGTATTTATCAAGAAAATTTTGAAAATCTAATAAAAAATAATTATGTAGAGTTTTTTAGTACTAGAATAGTTGAAGATGGATTTAAAAAAGCATTTAAAGGAAATTGGGGTTCTGAAAGCCATACAAAACGCATGGGTGTGGTACAAGATGTTAATCGTTTATCATTTAATTCATATATATCAATTATGAGAAAGGTTAATTTACCGCTTGATTCTAGCGCGAAAGTGGTAGGACCAAGATTATTACATTCATCACAGTGGGGTATAATTGACCCAGTAGATACACCAGATGGAGGAAATATTGGATTACATAAACATATGAGTATATTATCTAAGATAACAAAAAATTGTTCAGGAATAGGAATTATTCGGTGGTTACAATCAAATACAGAAATAGAATTATTAGATGAATGTAGTTTTTTGTATTTAGCAGATAAAACCAAAATTTTTGTTAATGGTACATGGATAGGTATAGTAAAAAACCCGCTTGATATTTATAATAAGTTAATATTTAGTAGACGAACTGCAATTATACCAATCTATACTAGTATAGCATGGAATATAAAAAAATTAACAATTAATATATTTACTGATTCTGGAAGAATGTGTCATCCTGTTTATTATATAACTGACGGAGATTTAAGTGTAAATAATGAATATGTTTTAACCCAAATAAATACTAATGAATTTTCATGGGATGATTTAATTTCTGGTTTTAATAAAAAAGTAGACACTTTTGAAATTAATAGTTGTACTAGTTATCTTAATTACAAAGATTTATATCCAACTTTATCTACAGAAGAGTTTAATAGTAAAAAAGCAATTATTGAATATATGGATACATCAGAAGAAGAATCTTCATTAATTTGTAATGATTTTAAAGATATTATGAAGAAACCATATACACATATGGAAATACATCCTTCTTTAATTTTAGGTGTAATGGGAAATCAAATTGTATTTCCAGAAAATAATCCATTACCTAGAGACCTTTTTTCTTGTGGACAAAGCAAACAAGCAGTTTCTCTCTATCATACTAATTTTAATTCAAGATTTGATAAAACATCTTTAGTATTAAACTATGGTCAAATACCATTAGTGAAGAGTAGATATTTAAAATATATCCATAATGAAGAGCAGCCATATGGTATAAATGTTATAGTAGCAATTGCATGTTATGGAGGGTATAATGTAGAAGATTCTATTCTTTTTAATAAAGCTTCAATAGATAGAGGATTATTCAGAAATACTTATTATAATACTTATGAAGCCAGAGAAGATAGTTCTAAGGTAGGTAATTCTGTAGTTGATTCAAGATTTGTAAATATAGAAAAAACAAATGTTATAGGATTAAAACCAGGTTATGATTATGCTGATTTAGATGAAGCAGGATTAATAAAAGAAAATACCAAAATAGATGAGAAAAAAGTAATGATAGGAAAAGTATTAACAAATATATCTAATCCAGATGTATCATTAGATGCATCAGTATTTCCCAAAAAAGGACAAATGGGGTTTGTTGACAAAACATATGTTACAGAAGGTGATGAAGGATTTAGATTAGCAAAAGTAAGAGTTAGAGATGAGAGAATTCCAGCAATTGGAGATAAATTTTGTAGTAGATGTGGACAAAAAGGTACAATTGGTTTAGTTATAGAAGAGAGAAATATGCCATTTACAGAAGACGGTATAAGACCAGATATTATCATAAATCCTCATGCATTACCTAGTCGTATGACTATAGGTCAACTACTTGAAACCGTTATGGGTAAAGCTAGTGCAGAATATGGAACTTTTTCAGAGTGTACAGCATTTAATAATACAGGTTCAAAATACAAGTCTTTTGGAAAACTTTTATCTAATCTTGGATTTAATCAATCAGCGAATGAAGTGTTATATAATGGTGATACTGGAGAACAAATGCGAATGGATATATTTATAGGTCCAACATATTATATGCGTTTAAAACATATTGTTAAAGATAAAATTAATTATCGCGCCAAGGGACCAAGAACTGTTTTAACTAGACAAACTGTGCAAGGTAGAGCAAATGATGGAGGTTTAAGGGTTGGTGAACAAGAAAGAGATGCTATAGTTGCGCATGGTTTATCATATTTCTTAAAAGAGTCTATGTTAGTGAGAGGTGATGAGTTTTATATGGCAGTTTGTAATTTAACAGGTATGATTGCTATTTATAATAGTAGTTTAAATCTATTTATTAGTCCTTTTGCAGATGGTCCAGTAAAATTTGTAGGAGAGTTGAGTGATAATCAAAAGATTGATAAGATAACTAAATTTGGAAGAAGCTTTAGTATTGTTAGAGTACCATATGCATTTAAACTTTTAATTCAAGAATTAAGTACATTAAATATTAATATGAGAATTATTACAGATAAGAATATTGACCAATTATCAAGTATGAATTCAAATAATTATGTTAGATTAGAAGATTTGGAGGATGATTTAAAACAATCAGTTGAATATGACAGAAGTGTTTTAGAAGATAAAGATAAAGACAAAGGATTAACAGTTGATGAATTTAAAAAAGAGGAAGAAGATAAATTAGAGAAGACTATCGGAGAGAATGTAATTGATTTGGGTAAAAAAGATGAAGAATTAGATGATGAATTAGATAGTTTACAGAGAGAACAATTAAAAATAGGAGAAGATACAAGTTTTAAACCAGATAGTCTTCCCGATATATCAACTGTTCCTTTAATTGGTAAAACATCTAAATCTACTAAAACAGTTACTTTAGGAAGTGTAAAACCTCCGTCTAGTGAACAAAAAGAAAAAGAAGAAAAAGAAGAAGAAGAAGAAGAAAAAGAAGTAAAGACCCCAATAGATGACCCCGAAACACCTGACGTCTTAGAAGAAGAAAATTTGAAATTATTGACAGATATAAAAGAAGTAGATGAAGATGAAGAAATAGAGGAAAAAGAAAAAACAGTAGATATAAAATAAAATAGATGATAGCAAATATATGATAGCAAATAGATGATAGCAAATAGATGATAGCAAATAGATGATAGCAAATATATGATATTAATATATCATCTATATATATTAATGAACTATTTATTAATACTATCAGGTATTTTATCTGTAGTAATTTTAGTATTACTATTTAGACCAATTGTTTACAAAAAAACAGTAAAACATATTAAACCAACTGTAGTAACACCATCCTATTGGATAACACCAAGTGGTCCTAGTTGGAATCCACCAAAACATCATAAAAATAAAGGACATAATTTAGGTCCTGGTGGATTACCGCCTGGTCAAGGAGGTATGCCAATACCTACTCATATAATTCCACAACATAATTTAGGTCCTGGTGGATTACCGCCTGGTCAAGGAGGTATGCCAATACCTACTCATATAATTCCACAACATAATTTAGGACCAGGCGGATTACCACCAGGCGAAGGAGGTATGCCAATACCTACTCATATAATTCCACAACATAATTTAGGACCAGGCGGATTACCACCAGTACAATAAACAATAATAAGTAATTTAATATTTAAATATAATATATGATTAAAAAATCATCTATTATAAAAAATCTCTCTTTAAAAAAAGTATTAATTCTATTTTTATTTATAATGTTATTTGCAGTATTATTTAGTATATTATTAAATATATTATTTAAATTAAGATGTAAAAACAATAAAAACCTAATTTTAGAATATTTTGATACAGATGATAAAAGTGAATTTATGAATAATATTAAACAAAAATATGGAGAACCAGAAACACCAAATAAAACATTACAACCATTTTTTGACCCAGATACATATCAAAAGTTTTTAGCAGATATAAACTCTGCAATTAGTTATGTAAATTTAGCAGAATCACAATTAGGAATAGTAGTTTAGAATTTAAAATTTAAATTGAAAATTGAAAATTTATTTAAATAATATTTATATTTATTAATACAAATGAGCGATAATCGTAATATCATATCAGTATTTAAATCGCGTAATAATATTTTAGATATTTTAGAAACAAGAGGATTTAATGTAAATAATTATAAGGGATTTAGTGTAAATGAGGTGCATTCATTAGTTACAAATAATGTATTAGATATGTTAGTAACAAATGAGGATACTGGTAAAAAAGTATATATTAAATACTTTAATTTAGATAAATCAATTAGACCAAATAATGTGCATGAAATTGTAGAATCACTCTATAATATAGAACAAGTATTAGAACAAGATGATGAATTAATAATAATTGTAAAGGATGAGCCAAATGAGACTTTACAAAAATTACAAGTTTCAATTTATGAACACGATAATATTTATATTAATTTAATAAATATAGAGAGATTACAATTTAACATATTAAATCATAGTTTAGTGCCGAAACATACAGTTTTAAGTAATAGAGAGAAAGAAGAAATAAAAAAAAAATATAATATAGATAGAGATTTTGAATTTCCATCAATTTCAAGATTTGACCCACTTTCACAAGTTTTAGGAATTAGACCAGGAGAATTATTTGAAATAGAGAGGTCTAGTAAAACAGCAATTAAAAGCAAATTTTATAGAATTTGTTCTACTTAAATATATATAAATATAATGTCTTTTAGAGAGCCGTCAAATTATTCACAATCTTTAAATAAATTGTATTTAATGTTTAATAATGCTTTAGATGAAATGAGAAAAAACTATAGCAGTTATAAATTAGAAAATTCTCCAGAATATACTGGTAATTTAAATACATTAAATAATGTAAAAGCCGAAATATTTAGAGAACAACAATCTTTGTTTTCTAGCACAGAAAAAATAAAAAAAGAAGTAGATAAATATGATTTTTTAATCAATGGTTTAAATAACCAAAATACCAAGTTAAAGAAAAAACTTGAAAACATAAAAGACACCGGACTTGCAGCACAAGGAGAATTAAAATTACAAAACACTTTATATAGAGAATTATTTATACAAAATATAGTGTTATCAATAATAATATTAATATTTATTGTACAATTTATTAAAAGTATAAAAAAATAAGTAGAAGTAAAAAATAAAATAAATAAATGAAATAAATGAAATAAATGAAATAAATAAAATAATTTAAATATTATTTTTTAAATTATTTAGCTTTATGATTGATAACACT